TACAACCGGCAACTTCTATTTTGTTGGATCTGTAACAAACAACTCATTTACTCTTCATACAACAAGAGCACAATCTTTAAATTCTATTAATGGATTGTTACTTAACACTATTAGTATAACGAATGCTGCAGGTTCTGTCGGAATAATGACATTGACGGAACAAAATATTGAGTATTCTGCAACCGTTAATACATCATCAAATAATGTAGATAATTGGTCACTATTGTCTACAAATAGTTTGGATGCTTCAAATATTATCAGTGGAGTTATAGATCCAGTTAGACTTGGAAGTGGAGTTGCAAATGACGAAACATTCTTGTCTGGAGATTCTTCATATAAGAAAGTAATTACATCTATTGGAATTGGAACAACTTCTGGATTTAATGTAGAAGGATTTACTTCTGTTATCTTCCCACCAGGAGGAGTCGGATATACAACATACTTTGGTGATTTCAAACTTAATCTGAATAGAGCTGCAACTACCTTAGATGCATACTCTACCCTTGGAATTGCACAGTTTAAGTTAAGTACTTTTGACGTTGGTCAAGATGGAAGAATACAAATCAAGAATACTGCGGCTGGTGGTGACGTAGATGCTGCGACACTTAACGCACAATCTGGTGCATATTATTTGGATGTGGATAATCACACTGGAACTGTTAAGGTTAATAAGGGTGGTACTGGACTTGCTGGTGTTGCACCTAATGGAAGTATTTTACAAGGTAACGGATCTACTTATAATAGACTAACAAATCCAACATTTATTGGAGACGTTACTTTTAATGCAGGTGCAGGATCCGTAACTTTAGCAGCAGATGCTGATATCTTATTCACAAATGGAACTGTCTGGAGTGGAGATGTTGCTGGTAAGATTCAATTCTTCCAAAATAGTCTATATTTACAGTACACTGATGATCTAATCTTTAGAAATGCTTCTGGATCTAACAGAGTCACTATTGATTCCCTAGGAAATGCAGATTATGTTGGTGTTGTTACTGCATCAAGGTTTGTTTCTGATGTTGCACAAGGGACTGCACCATTTACAGTTACCTCCACTACTAAGGTAACAAACTTAAATGCAGATCTACTTGACGATTTGACCACATCTTCGACAAATGTCAATTCTACAGTTGTAACTCGTGATGCATCCGGTAATTTTGCCGCAGAAGATATTACTGCAGAGGGAGCTGTTAGAACAAATACAATAACTGCTGAAGATTCTTCTGCTGCAATAACAATAGCAAATGTCACTGGCAAATCCACATTTGCTCAAGATGTTGATATTACTAGAAATCTTAATGTTGCAAGCACTGTAAATATTAATTCTGGTGGAATTAACGCAGGTTCGGGAATTGTAACTGCTACCAGATATGATGGTAATCTCCAAAGGACCCTTACACTTAATACCTCTGGTAATGGACTGACTGGTAGTGCAACATTTAACAACTCTGGTAATGTTACATTTACTGTACAGTCTGATGCAACTGCATCCAATGTATCAGATGCAATTGTTTATAGAGATAGTACTGGAAACTTCTCTGCAGGAACTATTACTGCATCTCTAACTGGTGCGGCATCACTCAATGTCTTGAAGGCTGGCGATACGATGACTGGTCAGTTGATCAATACCAGAGTAAATCAAACTGGCAATGGTACTGGTCAAATTTTCCTAAATGGAGCAACAGGAAACCGTATTGATTGGAATACATCGGGTGTCGCTGCACCATCACAGACCACAAGAAGTGTCGGTACTAAATTAGTCCTATACCCCGCAATCAGCGGAACTCAAGTTGATTACGCGATGGGAATTCAGAATTCCTCAATGTGGTTCTCTGTACCAACAACATCTACAGTATTCAGATGGTATGGAAATACTACTCAAATGATGACCTTGACAGGATCCAATCTGGATGTTGTTGGAAATATTACTGGTTCCAGATTAATTTCTGATGTTGCACAAGGGACTGCACCTCTTACAGTAACCTCCACAACATTAGTATCAAATCTGAATGCCGACTTACTCGATGGACAACAGGGTAGTTTTTATCTCAATACTGGAACTGGTTTTGGTGGAGATGTTAGTGGAACTTATAATGCAATTGTAGTTGCTAATGATTCTCACACTCACCAATTTGCAAACTTAACTGCTAAAAATTTGGGTAGTGGAGATTACTCAACTACTGGTGATTTTATTTCTGGTAGAGGTTCAGGTGGAGTTGCACTTACCATTAATGATGGTTACGGTAATGCAAACGTAACTTGGAACCATCAAAACGGCACACCGGAACAGACTGGTAAGGCAGGAAGAATTGAAGTTAATACTGATGCCACTAGTGGTAATGCATATATGAGTTTTGAACTTGGTTCAGCAGCTGCTGGAGTTTCTGCTGCGATCACTCCAATTCTTGAGTTGAGTGATACTACAAGTTCAAGATGGTTCGCTGCTTCTGGATTAACGTTCCTTAACGTTCCACAATTCAATGGCGGTACTTCAGGATCATTAGCACCATTTACTGTAGATAGTACTTTCTTAGTTTCGAATCTAAATGCCGATCTACTTGACGGTCAAGAAGGAACTTATTACTTAAATTATACTAACTTTACAAATACTCCAACTATCGGTGATGGAACTTTAACTGTTGCTGTTAGTGGAACTGGTCTAAGTATTAGCGCTACCCCCACATTCACTGCAAACCAGACCACAAATAAGACAATTACAGTAACATCCAATGCAACATCAGCAAATACTGTATCAACAATAGTTGCAAGAGATGGTTCCGGTAACTTTACAGCGGGGACAATTACTGCAAACCTAACTGGTACTGCAACACAAGTATCCAATACATTAACTAGAGGAACTTACCTGACTGGTTCTAGTTACAATGGTTCTTCAGCGACTACTTGGGCTGTTGATGCAACTTCTTCAAACACAACAAGTAAAGTTGTTGTCCGTGACGCAAGTGGAAACTTCGCTGCAGGTACTATTACTGCAACATTAAGTGGTACTGCCACTAATGCAACTAACATTACTCTTGCTGATGAGTCAGCTGATACCACATGTTTCCCTGTGTTTGCTACAGGAGCAACAGGAAATCTTCCACCTAAGACTGGATCCAATCTAACATTTAATGCTTCTACTGGAGCATTAGGAGCAACTACTTTTGTTGGTAATCTTCAAAATACCCTTACACTCAATACTTCTGGAACTGGACTTTCTGGTTCCACAACCTACAACAACTCTGGTGCCGCAACATTTACGGTAACCTCTAACGCAACATCTGCAAATACTGTATCTACTATTGTTGCAAGAGATGGTTCTGGTAACTTTAATGCAGGTACTGTTACTCTTGCTGGAGAACTTCGCGGTCCAGCATCATTCACGATTGACCCAGCAACGGTAGGTGATAATACTGGAACGGTTGTCATTAAAGGTAATCTCCAAGTTGACGGCACGACCACCACTGTAAATAGCACGACCATTACAGTCGATGACAAAAACATTGAACTTGGTTCTGTTGCATCTCCAAGTGATGCTACAGCCGACGCAGGCGGTATTACATTGAAGGGAACGACTGATAAAACTTTCAACTGGATTAATTCTACCGATGCGTGGACTTCTTCGGAACATATTAATATTGCTTCTGGTAAGGTTTATAGAATTAATGGTACTGAGGTTTTAAATGCAACCACTCTTGGTAGTGGTGTTGTTAATTCTTCCCTACAAAACTTAGGTACACTTACTAGTGACGTAACCATTGGTAAGACATCGCCAAAATTAATTCTAAATGATACTAATGGTGCAACAGGTAGTTATCCTGGCATTCAGTTCGATACAACTAATAATCAGGGTGTTCTTTTAGAGCATAATGAATTTGATGGCGAACTTCCTATTGCTGGATATGGATTGGTCTTAAGGGAATCTCCAAATAATACTCAATTCCCCACCACAGGAACTGTTTCACTTTCAGTTCTTGGAAACATTTATGCTGGAGGAACAACAATTGGAACTCTTTCTAGAGTTCTCACAACAGCGGATGAAGGAACTGGTAATGGATTAGATGCTGATACTTTAGATGGTGTTGAGGGTGCATCTTACGCCAGATCTGATGCAGCAGATACAATATCTGCTATCCACACTCATACTGCTAGACCCGCATTTAATGGTGGCACTTCTGGATCATCATCACCATTTACTGTAGATAGTACCTTTGTAGTCACAAACCTCAATGCGGATCTACTCGATGGTGTTCAGGGTGCATCTTATGCCAGATCTGATGCAGCAGATACAATATCCGCTGTCCATACTCATACTGCTAGACCTGCGTTCAATGGCGGTACTTCCGGATCAACATCACCATTTACTGTAGATAGTACTTTTGTGGTCACAAACCTCAATGCGGATTTAGTTGATGGTATTCAAGGTTCAAGTTTCTTAAGATCTGATGCAGCAGATAGTTTCTCAGGTGCATTGACTGGTTCTGGAACCATTAGTGTTACTGGTACTGAAATTGAGTGTGGTAGAACTTCTGGTTCTGTCGCAATGACAACTAATGATGGTGGAGGAAATGCAAACCTCTGTTTCAACCATAAAGATAGAACTCCCGATACCACGGGCAGTTCCTATAGAATCGAAACAGCGGTCGATAGTGCTACTGCGAACATGTACTTCGAATTATCATCGAGTACTACATCTGGTGTTCAGGTAAATCTAAGTAATGGAATGACCTTGAATACAACCGGATTAACGGTTAGTGGTACAGTTACTGCAAACTCCGACATACGACTCAAGACAAATATTCTAGACTATGAAAACTGTTTAGATAGGGTACTGAATCTCAGACCAGTAACCTTTAATAGAACAGACTTGGAAGATACCGAAAAGGTACACTTAGGTCTCATCGCTCAGGAAGTTGAGGAAGTAATTCCAGAAGTTGTTGGAGAAAATTCAGCAAACGGATACAAGTCTGTTGCTTATGGAAACATTGTTCCCGCACTTATCGGTGCAATACAGGAACAACAGAAGATGATTGAAGAACTTCGTGAGGAAGTTAGAAACCTGAAGAACCGATAGAAAGATCGTTTCAATTTATAAATACCTCTAGGAAACTAGGGGTATTTTTTTATGGCGCAGCCATCTAGTAGAGCGGAGTTGAAGGAATACTGCCTCAAGCAATTAGGTAAACCAGTTCTAGAAATAAATGTAGATGATGATCAGATTGATAATTTAATAGATGATGCAATCCAATATTTCCATGAACACCATTTTGATGGAATTGATAGGGTATACTTAAAACATAAATTAACTCCCGCTAACAAAGATATTATTACACAAACAGGAGTCTCTACAAGTACTTCTGCAACTGTTGTTGGTGCAGGTTTAACATCAATAGACTATGTGGAGGGTGTAAATTATCTCCCACTACCAGATTCTATTATTGGTGTAAATAACGTACTTAAAATAAATTCCAGTAGTGTCTCTGATGGTTTATTCAATATTAAATATCAATTGTTTTTGAATGACGTTTATTTTTACGGTGCATTAGATCTTCTGAACTATGCTATGGTTAAGAGATATTTGGAAGACTTGGATTTTCTTCTAAATCCACACGCTCAAATTAGATTCAACAAAAAAAATCATAAGTTATATCTAGATATTGATTGGTCTGAAGTTGGTGAGAATGAATATGTGATTGTGGATTGTTATAGAATTTTAGATCCTTCGGAATCTACAAAGTTATATAATGATTCTTGGTTAAAAAAATACCTCACCGCACTAATTAAAAAACAGTGGGGTCAGAATATGATTAAGTTCCAAGGAGTTCAACTTCCAGGTGGTGTTCAACTTAATGGTAGACAAATTTATGATGATGGAGTTCAAGAGGTAGAAAAACTAGAACAAAAACTCAGAACAGATTATGAGTTACCACCAATGGACCTTATAGGTTGATAACATGGCACCACTCAATTCTTATTTTTTACAAGGATCTCCGAGTGAACAAAGACTCATTCAAGATCTAATCAACGAACAACTAAAAATGTATGGACAGGACGTTCTATACATGCCTAGAAAAATAGTTGGTGAAAATACAGTCATAAAAGAAATAACTGCTTCAAAATTTGATGATAGTTATCGAATAGAAGCGTATCTAATGAATTTTGATGGCTTTACGGGTAATGGAGATCTACTGACAAAATTTGGAGTTAGAAGTAATGATGAGATAACTCTTGTCATTTCAAAAGAGAGATATGATGATTTTCTCTTACCAATCATAAAATTATTTCCAGAGTCTGAAAGAAAATCAGCAGCTAGACCACAAGAAGGGGACTTGATTTGGTTTCCTCTCGATGAGTCTTTATTTGAGATTAAGTATGTTGAGGGAAAGAAACCATTCTACCAACTCAACAATTTATATGTTTATGAATTGAGATGTGAGAGATTTGAATATGAAGATGAGATTATTGACATCTCTCAAGTTGACTCTGACGGTGCAGAAGTTAACGAGGCTTTAAGCGATTATGGAAATACCTATAATATTCAACTTGTTGGTTCTGGTGCAACGACTGCCGTAGCTACTGTTGGGTTAGCAACAACCAGTCCTACATCCAGTTCTGTGCAATTTATTGATCTTATTAATGACGGATCTTATGATTTCGCACCTACAGTTTCTATATCTACAGCTCCATCTGGTGGTTCCAATGCAACTGCTGTTGCAATTATGACGAGTAGGCCATCTAACCAGACATTTGGTATTGATAAGATTATTGTTACTAATGCTGGATTTGGTTATACTTTACCACCTACGGTAACAATTTCTGGTGGAAATGGAAGTGGTGGAATAGCAACTGCTGTCATAGCTACAGGATCTCTTGGAATTATTGGAATTTCTTCCGGTGGTGTTGGTTATACCACTACTCCTCAGGTATTCTTTAGTACTGGAAATGCTTCTGCAGAGGCAGTTATTTCTGCTGCAGGAGAAGTTACCGCTGTACGTTATGTTAATGCTGGATCTGGTTACACAGAGGCACCAACAATTTCCTTTACTGATCCTGGATCCACAACATTTGGAGATTATACTTATAATGAAGTTGTTACAGGAACTAGAACAGGAACTACTGGATATGTTAGAGATTGGGATGCTTCTACAAGAGTATTGAAACTTGCAATTGTTGATGGTACATTTGCTAGAGGAGAATCTATAGTTGGTGCTGCTGCAAGTTATAAAGTTTCCACTGTCAATTCCAATGAATTCTTAGATGAATATGCAAGTAATGATGATATTGAAAATGAGGCTGATCAAATCCTGGACTTTAGTCAAAAGAACCCATTTGGAGAATTCTAAATAGTTTTATAATTACTAGGAACTTGTAATGATATCTAATTATTTTTACCACGAAATATTGAGGAAGACTATTATAGCTTTCGGAACTCTTTTTAATGATATAGAAATAAAACATAAAGATAGGTCTGGAAGTGATTTTAGTATCCTTAAGGTTCCTATTGCTTATGGACCTATTCAGAAATTTTTAGCAAGAATTGAACAGGCTCCAAATTTAAAAAGGGAAGTTGCAATTACTCTTCCAAGAATGTCATTCGAAATGACTGGAATTTCTTATGACCCAAGTAGAAAATCATCTACTATGCAGACCTTTAAGGCTGTAACTACTGATGGTGAGATGGTCAAACAATTTTTACCGGTTCCTTATAACGTTAATTTTAGACTGTCAATATTATCAAAATTAAATGAAGATGCATTACAAGTTATTGAACAGATATTACCATATTTCCAACCTCATCTAAATTTAACTATTGATCTTATATCTTCTATTGGTGAAAAACGAGATATTCCCATGGTTCTTAGTGGAATAACAATGGATGATCAATATGAAGGAGACTTTACGACAAGAAGAGTTTTAATTTACAGTTTAGATTTTACAGCAAAAACATATTTGTTTGGTCCTGTCGGAACTCCAAATGAAGCTCTTATCAAAGAAGTTCAAGTGGATTACTATAGTAACACTAATAGAAGAAATGCCTCTAGAGAACTGAGATATGTTGTTACACCTAGAGCTCTCACGGATTACAATAGTGATGCAACTACTCAAATCGTAGAAGACATTTCGGAAGAAATCACACAATTTGATGTTGCTGATTCTGCACAATTATCTGTAAATTCATATATTCAGATTGGATCTGAATCAATGTATATTAGAAAAATTACAGGAAATACTTTGCTTGTAAATAGAGCACAAGATAATACTCCAATTGAAACTCATGTATCTGGAACTGCAGTAAATGTAATTAATACTTTAGATGATTCGTTGATCGATCTTGATGATGATTTTGGATTTAGTGAATCCACATTTAATTTCAGTGATGGAAAAATTTATAGTCCAACAAAAGGAACTGATGTATGAGTTTTGAAGACATTGATAAGGCATTAGATATTGAAAGCACTCCGATAAAATCGGAGATCGCTCAATCAAAAAAACCTGCGATAAAAAATACGCAGACTCCAGAAGAACAAATTCAGAAGGATTATGAGTATTCTCGTGGTCAACTGTACTCTATTATTGAAAAGGGTCAGGAAGCCATTGATGGTATTCTCGAACTCGCACAAGAGTCCGATTCACCAAGAGCATACGAAGTTGCAGGCCAGTTAATTAAAAACGTTGCAGATACTGCAGATAAATTAATGGATCTACAGAAGAAATTGAAAGATGTAAACAAGGAAGAAAAAGGCTCCACACCAACGAATGTTACTAACAATGCAGTGTTCTTGGGATCTACTGCAGAACTTCAAAAATTCTTGAAGGGGTCGATGAATGGAGATCTCCCTAAATAAAATATAAGATAATATTCAGAAATAATGTCTAAACTAACCTTCAACGAGTGGCAATCACTTTCCGAAAAGAAAGGTATGGGCAAGTGTTCTTGTTGTGGAAATGAAATTAAAAAGGATGGTTCATGCGGATGTGATTCATCATGTGAACACTGTGGTGGAAAACATGATGTAAAGGAGTCTTCTAATCCTTTAATGAAAAATATGCCTTTGGGTCAAAAGAAGGTTGACAATCTTGCTAAGTCTTATGAAGGACATGTAAAGAATCAGTTAGTTCATGGACTACATTCTTTATCTAAAGCGAGAGAGTCTGCAAAAAATACTAAATTAATGAAGAGTTCTAGTGTTAAGGTTGCTGAAAGTAACTGTGGAGGAACTTCAACTAAAAGAAAAAAGAAGAAATTATCTGAGATGATTTCTACCTCTATGAGTGGAAAGAGATATAAAAATATAGATAATAGAGAAGATCAGGAACGGATTGAAACAGAAAATAGAGAGAAAAAAGAAGCAAAAGCAAAAGAAGCAAAGAAGAGAAAGACTGAATTAGCAGATCTTAGAGTAACTAAAGGCATTCGTTTCTACGACAAAAAGGGATCTGGTTATATTAAAGATGGAAAGAAAGTTTATGATGAATCATATAATCTAGATGAGAAGTGTTGGAAAGGTTATACCCAAAAGGGAATGAAGAAAAAAGGTGATAAAATTGTTCCAAATTGTGTTCCTACAGAAGAATATTCTGATTGGAGAAGTGAGTTAGAAGAAGTTTATATGTTCTCTTCACCAAAAAAGAACAAAGAGACTCCTAAGAAAAAAGAAACTTGGTATGAAAGAGATGAACGTAAAGCAAAAGAAAAGAAACTTAGAAAAGAATCCACTGAAGTCCAAGAGGGGAACAAGAGTGGTGATTCTTCTTTGCGTGACTGGTTTAGCAAGAGTCGCTCTTCTGATGGCACCCCTGGTTGGGTTCAACTGGGTGGTAAATACGCAGGAAAACCCTGTGCAAAACAACCAGGACAAACAACCAAACCAAAGTGTGGTTCTTCAAAAATGAAGGCAGACCTCTCCAAAGAAGAAGAGGAGAAAGCATTCCGCCGCAAGAATCAGGAAGATCCAAACCCAGACAGAAAGGGTAAGGCAAAGAATGTTGCCACGGAAGAGAAGGATCATGAAGTATCAATGGCACATAAACAATTGAATAAAACCATAAAAAATGCAAAACAATTAAAGAAAGATCTTGGAAAAAAAGAAAAGAATCTTCCTGCTTGGATGCAAGCTAAAATAACCGATACAGAACACAACATGGATGCTGCTTCTGGTTATCTGACAAAAGAAGCTGCAGGTGAAAAAGATGCTTGTTACTCCAAGGTTAAGTCTCGTTATTCTGTATGGCCTTCTGCATATGCATCTGGTGCATTAGTTAAGTGTCGTAAAGTTGGTGCTAAGAACTGGGGTAACAAGACTAAGAAAGAAGGTTATGAGTTCTCTAACTGGAGAGATGATTTCAAACCAACTGAATATCAAACTTATGATATTGTTGAAACAACTCCACTAAAAGAAAGTGAGGATATTCGATATTGCCCTAAGTGTAAAAAGAATGAAAAGAAAAAACAATGCAAATATGGAGAGAAATATTGGACCATGTTTTCATTACCTGCACAATTAGGTGGAGGTGGTCCATATGATCCAAATGAGGTTCATCCCACGAATGAGGGATTGAGTTTTGAAATTGGTGGAGGACACAAGAAAGCTCAGAAGATGGGCAAAATCCGCAACCCTTCTAAAGGTGCAAAAGGCGGAGAGAAAGATGCAGCTCAAGCTGCATTGAAGAGACTTGGTGGTGGAGTTTCACTTCCACTTGCAGATTCAATCATTTATCCTGGGCAATTGAAAACGGAAGATTATCAGAGATTACAGTCAACTGGTAATGTTTTTAGTATAATGCTCATGTGGAGAGGTAAAACTTATCGTCTTCAACTCTTCTTCTCTGGATCAAAACGTCCTTCAAGAGAAGAAGTCAATTCTGAAGTACAAAAGTTTTATCCTGGGGCTGTTTTGACTCATTATTATCCAAGCCCATCTGATCCAACTCATCCAATTGTAGTAATTCAAAGGTAATTAAAATGAATCCATCTGAAATAGAACTTGAAACAACATTTAGAATGTTTGAATATGAAAAGATGGCCAGAGACATTGATAAGATGGATTTGGATCAGGCAATAAATTGTGCCAAGTCTTACTTAAAACTATATCTTAAGCAACAAGAAGTTGTTGCAGGTTTAGCACACATGTAAATTTTACAAATGAAAACTTTTCAACAATTTCTATCAGAAAGTATCACTATCAATGGTGATTTTAATGGCACCTTAAATGTGGGTGCTTCTCAACCAGAACAGACACGAGAGTCTTTCTTTGCTGATGTTGTCTGGGAAGGAAAGATGTATCGTCTAGAAGTAGAAGGTGCAATGATTTCTAAGAATGAACTCGCAGAACAAATTCAAGGAGAGTATCCTGGAGCGATTGTTCATCAGATCTATCCTGGCCAGGTAAATACTTCTAGAATCAAAAACGCACAAAGATACCAACCAGAAAGATTATCGTGGAGTGATTAATGGCACAGTGGAATAAGACTATACAAGATTATCTAAACCAAGAAAGAAGTCTTCATGAAGTTTATCTTCGCGCTGATGAATATGGAAATATTCTAAATGAAGGTGCTTGCTCCAAATCTGCTTTTGGGGAAAACGTTTCTATTCCCATCACTCCCAAAATTCAGGGAGATGCCATATACGGATTAGACCCAAGAGAGTTTCAGACATTTAAATTTTCTAATAGTGGAATCGCAACTAACGGAAATTCACTTCTAAGAGTTGGTGCTGGAACAGATGCAAACTCTTATGGTGTAATTAGGTCCACAAACTTTCTAAGATATCGTCCAGGTCAGGGTGCATTA